TCTCGTACTTTGCGATACTCTGCATATTTAGCACGATCTTCTGGCTTACTCATATCTAAATCCTGAATATTAAAAGGTTTTACAGTTTGACCACCGACACTACTCTGGCTCCCTGTACCAGACTTTGACCCTTGCGAGAAATGTGGGTTAGCATCTAAAAACTCTTTTACTCTTTGTTCAATCGTAAGAAGTTCTCCTTTAGGGTTATACCTAATATTTGAATTATTATCAAGTATTTCTATACGATTATCATCAGTAAGTTTTATTTCAGATTTTAATAAATCCACCACTTGTTGAGGATTAATAGCATTCATTTTAGAAGCAACAGATAATACTGAATTATCAATACGTTCTTTCTTAATTTCAGATTTATATTTCAGAATTTCTGTATCTTTTTCAGCTATTCTTTGTTGCATTAGCTTTTCAAGTTCAGCTTTAGATTTAGCTTCTTTAACTTCTTTTTCTTTTAAAGCATCTGCTTCTTTCTGCTTGATTTCTTCTAAATGTTTATTGTGTTTATTTTTTTCAGATTCAAGTCTAGCTTTAATAATATTATCAAGCTGTTCTTGTGTAAAAGTTTGTTGCTTTGGTGCTTCTACTTTTACTTCTTCAGTTTGTTGCTTTTCAGGTGCAACTTCCTTTTTTTGTTCTTCAGACATTGTTCTCCTTTATTGTTTTAGTTTGCCTTTACTGTCATACCAATCGGCACTGACATAAGACCATTGATGACGACAATTATAACCACCTCTGACGATTAATGGATTTCCAGCTTTTTTTCCTGTCCATCTTCTTCGCCAAATTTGTTTGACCTCATCAATTGTGAATAGTCCATTTCTTCGTTTATTATATACCCCAGAAACCATTCTTCTGCAATGGTCTCTAGAAGTAGGTATAATTCCACCTTGATATTTAAGCCATTTAAGACCAGCTTCGCTTGACTTTGCAAGGTTAAGTTGTGCATCAAATTCTCTAATAGAATCATTCAAAATAGTACCAGCATATCGTTTCATATTTTCGCCTGTTCTATCTGCCGCAAATTTAGTCTGCAATATTTGAATATTCTTATCTAATTTCTTTCTTAATTTTCTTCCAGCAACAGTTCTTTTATCTATTTTCCTAATTTTAACTTCATCTCTTTTAACTCTTGATACTAATTTATTAAGTTCTTTATCATCTGCTCTTGCATACATTCCATTAATAGTTTGTCTTAAATCCTTTTCTAGTTCTACAAATTCTGCTCCTGTTAATGTAGCTTGATAAACTTTTTCTGTTAATTTTCTAGTAAAGGTATTTGATACATCTTTGAATTGTGTAAAGGTTTGTTTTTTTAAATTACTAATTAAAGCTAAATTAGATTTAGTTAGTGTTTGAAATTTCTTTGATACTTTTAATTTCTTAAATGCTTTTTCAACTCTTTTAGCTTGTTTGTTAAATCCTTGTCTTACCACTGTATCTGACCAAGCTAAATATTCTTTTTCTAAAATGGCTCTGATTTTAGGTTGCATAGCTACTGCAATTTTTAAATCAAATAGCTTTCCTACATTATTCACTGGTAATGATTTACTTGCAAGACTTGCTATTTGTTTTTCAATTTTATCTAAAGTTTTTATTAAGGATTCGTAATATTTTGATTCAGCAATTTGTATCTGCCTAATTCTGTAATCTGCAAGGTCTTGTATAATATCTGACATTCATTAAATTTCTTCTTCCTCAACTTCTTCATCTTCCTGTTGAGGTTCTTCCTGTGTGAATTGACCTATTTCTTTATTAGCATCAATCTCGTCAAATATATCTGTTAGTTTAGCATCATCATCTACAACTGCTCTAGCAATTTCTTTATCTATTTCTTTATTCAAAGTTGAAGATGGAACATTAATTGCTTTGGCTTGTTGAAAGAAAGCTAAATCAGAAGCATAATCTCTTATGTTAAATGAATCAGGATAATCTATTTCTCCATCAAATTTTGTATTTTGATAAAGTGCATATAACTTAAATAATTGTTCTTCTGCTAATTGTAGATTGTCTGCTTTTTCTGAAAGTCTTGCATTTAATAATTCAAATTCTGTTTGTAAAGCTATACCTGATGATACTTGTGTTTTAGTTGTTCTGATTGCTCCTGTATGTGCTATTCTATTTATGGCATCAACTTTTTTTGTAATTGAGTTCATAATCGCATCTAAATTTTGTCCTGATGGTTGTAATAAATATGGTTTTAAATTAGGCTCCATTTCATCTGGCATTTCTATGATTGCACCAGCACCAGCGGAAGCATTTACACCTGGAGTTTTTACTAATGATGGGTGGTTTGTTAATCTGATTAATTGTTCTATTTCTGAAAACTCATTATAAATTGATTTTTGCAAACTAGAAATATCCGTTAAGTCAGATTGACCAATCCCCCTCTTGTGTGATTTGGAATTGTATAAAATAACTGCTGGTATTTTGCCAATCTGATTCTTGGCAGTATCTATCACAACTGGCTCTGTTCTGTTATCTTTTAAATAAACTGTATCAACAACATCTTCGTGCCAACATCTAAAATAAGTTCCACCATTTCTATCTACTTCTTCTCGTACTTTTAAATAATCTAAAATATATTTTCCATTTGGAAGTCTTTTATAATTCCAATCAAATACATTTTCAGGTGTGACGATAGATAAATAAGGTCTTATCTCTTGATTGAGTTCTTCTGCCTTTGTATTAGTTTGTATCTTTGGTTTATCTAGTATTAAAACACAATGTCCATAAATAGAGGAATAAGTTTGTGCTTGTTTCATAACACTTTGTAATCCATTTCCCTCTAGGTCAGTATCTTTTAAGAATGTTTCTAAACTAGCTTCTTCTGACATATTACCAAAATCTCTACTCGCTTTTACTCTAAATAAAAATGATGAATAGATTTGAATAATATTTTTACAATGATTATCGCAAGGAGTATTTAAAAGTCTTTGATTATATTCGTTGTCAAGTTCTAAATTATAACGATTAAGATATTGACCTACTTGCCAATCAAATCCACCATTGTAAGAACGAATATAAAACTCCCAGTGATTTATATTTTCTTGAAAATCTTTGTGTGTTTCTAATATTTGATCTCTTGTATATGCCATTTTACCTATGTCTTATATTCCATCTTCTTGGTGTAAAATCCATATGAGTTGTGACTAATGGTTTAACTATTTCAATTAAATATCCGATTGCATCATTCATATGGTCGTAACCCTCTTCCTTATCTGGAATATTTGTATTTTCCTTGTATATTTGTCGTTGTAACCCTTTTATCATAGTTTTGCAAGATGGAGATACAAAAATATGACGTTTTCCAGTTGCAGATTTTAATCTTGAATTAACTGCATTCACTCTATCTCGTATTGGACTATGTTTAACTTTACACTTCACATTAAAACCAGCATTTTGTAATATTGTTAAATCAGTTCTTCCACCAGCAGAAGTTTTTCTTTGCCGACAAGCTGGGTCAGGATAAATAAAAATTCTTTGTTTGCTTCCATATCTATCTCTAATTTCTTGTACCATTTCATCAGTATTGCTTGAATATATAATTATTTCATCTACAAAATAAATGCAATCCTTTTCTATTTGTGCAACACAAGCACTCATTGGGTCAACGTTAAAATCTAAACCAATATGTAAAGGTTTTGACCAATCTATTTCTCGCTTTTCAACATTATCAACTGCGTGAAAATTATAATAAACAGCACCAGCATAATTCTCAAAGGTTCCCTCAAACTCTTGTCTAAAAGTTCTTATATCAATATCTTGTTTAGCTTGTTCTATTTCTTCTTTAGAAACCATACCACCTTGTAGAGTAGTGAATTGAAAACTATCCCATTCAGGTTCTTGCTTTCCTTTTTCATACATACGATAAGACCAATTACCATAACCTTTAGGAGAACCACACATTAGTACATCTCCAACTGTATCTGAAATTGATGCTCTTAAAACTTCTGTCCAAGCCTTTTCATCTATATCTGCAAATTCATCTAATATTAAAAAGTCTAAACCTACACCTCTTAATGAGTCATAATTATCACAACCCTTTAATGAAATCATACTCCCTGTTTTTTTAATCTTAATAGATAAGTTTGTTTCATTAATTTCATCTATCCAATTAAAGTCGGAGAGCATTTGTTTTAATTTAGACCAAACAATTTCTCTAGCCATCTTAAAGGTAGGAGCAACATACCAGATATTCTTCTTGACCTGTGTTGCATACTTCATCATTTCTGTGATACAAAGATAGGTTTTGCCAAATCTTCTTCCTGAAACTAAAACTCTAAATCTTTTTTTGGATTGACTAACTTTATGCTGGGGATTCGTAAGTGTTATTTTTTGCTTCTGGTTTTCCATTACACCAATACTTTACCATAAGTTTTTCTTTTTCCCATACATCAACATCTTTATTAACTAATTTAATAACCTTTTCAGAACCAGCTATGACACAACTAGACCAAGAATCAAATATAACCCTGTCTGATAATGGTGGATAACAATAGCCGTGTAAAACGGAACAAACTTGAACAATAAGAATATATTTCATCTATCATTGTTCCTGTGTTTGTAATACTTTCTGTGAACTTGTCTTTGCCAAACCCATAAATGTATTCTCTGTGAGATTTTTCCCACGAAATTTAAAAACCAATCTATCATAATTATAACTCGCTGTTTTGGACATAATTACGGATATAATAAATTATCCTGTGCTTCCTTTTTTAATTGTTTAATTTCTTGCTCTAATTTTTCTATAATGTGTATTTTTTTAATCATATTCAACATAGCTTTTTCATCAGCTTCTTTTTTAGCATCTTCAACAGCTTGTATCTTATCTAATTTTAATTGATCTATTTCTTTTAATAATTTACCATTTAATTCTTTATGGTTTTGTTCTATTAAACCTGTTGCTTGTATTTCGTCTTTTAATAAATCTTTATCTTTTTCAAGCTGATATATCTTATCGTTTTGCTTTGCAATAGTATCTTCTAAATCTTTATGTGTTTTACAAGCCATTATTTTAATACAATTTTTTTAATTGATTTTGAGCCATCTTTATTGATCTCAACTTCAGCTTCAGTTTTAATACATTTATAAGTTACTGTTTCACTATATTGTCTTTCCGCTTCACGTTTTCCTCGGAGACACATTCCCATTGAATCCTGAATACGATGCTCCTTAATTTCAAAATTTACAAACATTAATAATGCGACTACTGTTTCCATTTATTTCTCCCCATATAATTTTTACTAGGTTCATAATTCCAACGCATTCCTTTATGTCCCATAATATCTGCATACCACATTCTTAATCTAACTATAAATTTTCTAACAGGTCTTGGCATTAGTGTGTGCCATTTCCATTTTTATAATGCATTTCTCTATTAGCATCTTTTAGTTTTTCTATATCATCTAAAACTTTGTCCATTTGTTTTCTTAAAAATTCTATATTAACTTTGTTTAATGCCATATTTTCAATATGCTTGTTTAACTTATCGGTAGTTTTGTATAAATCCTCAATCATCATAAATTGTTCGGAATCTGCTGGTAATGAACCTAACTGACCTCTCGGCCATTTGATTCTAAACTCTGTATTCTCGGTTAAATCTTTTTCCATTAATTCTAATGTTGTTGAAATTTTATTTTGAGTTTCAATAATACCGAAGTATGCCCACGTTCCTATTGCTACCATAGCAATCAAGGATAAAACTGTTTTCATTGGCATTTGAACTGCCGCTTCTTCTGATATTTTTAAAGGTTTATCTCTCATTACAAACTTTCTTTCCCCATTTCC